AGAATATATTGAATATTAAAGATTTATGCTTAGATGTTTCTGGTTATTTTGGGTTATTATGAGGTTCTAAATACATTATCTGATTCTTGTTACAATGGTACCGTCAACACCACTTTTAGATATAAAATTATAACCAATCTTATTCAGTCTTGACATAGTAGCACGTACAACATTTTCTTTTATAGCTTTACTTTTAATAAGCCTTGTTTCTCCGACTGCTATACTTTTTAATGTTTCGGCAGGTGATATTTTTTTGATAACTATCGTATTAATATTTTCCATTATATTTGTTTGTTATTTTATTTTTCTTTATGTTTGCGAACGCTGCCATTTAGCAACTTTGTTGATATCGTTGTTTATTAACAGCACTGCAAAGATAGATACTGTTGGTAATATAGCAACAATATAGTAGATATTTAACGTATAATTAACATTATGGAAACAAGAGAACGTATTATTTCAGCTTACAACCATCTAAAAGATGTAGGTATTATATCATCTCAACAAAATGTTGCAGATAGAATGGGGATTAGAAAAGAAAGTGTATCTAAAGCGTTTAGTGGTAATAAAAGTTACCTAACCAATACTTTTATTCTTAAATTTAATAATGCTTTTGATAATATGTTTAATAACGACTGGCTTATGGAAGGAAAAGGAGAAATGCTAAAAAACAATCAATCCATTGGAGATATCAAAAACTCAAGTGTACATGGGGTTAACGTAAACGGTAAGGATATATATTTAGAATGCCCATTCGACAAAAACGGTATGGAAATTATTGTGAATATGATTAATCAAAACCAAAAGAATATAGAAATGTTTCAAGAACAAATAAACAGGTTGATTACATTATTGGAAAAGAAGTATAATTAAGAGTAAATAATGAATTACTATTTCTATTGTCAGAAGTACAACAATCAAGGTTAATTGATAGAATACATTTCATGAAGAAGATTAAATTTAGTTTCTTCTAGTATTTCAAAACCTTTTCTTAATTCTTCTGATTCGATATGGCGTTTAGTGATTTTTCTTTTTCCCATAATGAGTAAATTAAAAATATGAATAAAAATAAAGTCATAAATGTTTTAAATGCGGCTAAAGCCAATAATGATTAAGCCGTGAGGAAACAGAGAGGATATGCGGAAAAGAAACGGATGCTGTACTTGCTTTCATCCGTTCCAGCGGAGTATGTGTGATGGGATAAGAGATAGAATCATATATGTTGATGAGAATAAATACGAATTGCTACTTGAAAAGTTTAAACAGAAAAAGAAGAAAAACGTAATTGAGGTGATAAAATATGTTATTGAGATTATCACCTCTGCGATATCCAAACTTTGATATCAATAGTGTCCTCTGAACTCGTCAAGTATTTCAGGATGCTTTTCGTGGATATATCTTATAAATTCGTCCACACTTGCATAATCGTTCTCTATTTGTTTGTCAATATCAACCTCAAAATGTTCGCAATGGAACTTATTGACGTATATATTGAAAAGGGAATGTTTGATAAAAGATTCAAGAATGTCAATCTTATGTTGCAGAGAAGCGACAAATTGAAGGTCTGACAAGTTCTGTTTCGGTTCTTGTTCAATGTGACTTTCTGATTTAAATGGATTTTTCATAATTCGTTCTTTGAAATGTTGTACAATCGGTTAAATGATGAATTTACCAGTCAGGAAACCGTTTATGAAGTAGGATTGGCCTTTCCCGGTAACTTTGGTTGTTATAGTAGTACGCAACACTCCATCATTGCCGGATCGTGTGCCTTTCTTTAATTCAAACAGACCTTGTTCAACATATTGCTGATTAGGTATATTTCTACGTTCACCAACACTTCCTAAATAATGATTATTGCGAAGCCACTCAAACAGTCTGTTCTGCCCAACATGGAATCCATTTTGAGATATTATCTTAGCCAGTTCGCCTATAAGACATGAAGAACGACTTCCTATTACAGCATCAGCAAACAGGACTTTCGGAGCTTGTTCTTCCACCTTCTTTTCTGCTTCAATCCGTTTCTGTTTTTCTTCTTTCAGAGTAGTAGCAAGTTGAATCAGAAAGTCGGGAGATGTAAGAGCCTTTTCTATAGTATCGGATGTCATATACGCACCGTACTTACGAATGGAGGGCAATATTTCATGTGTAACCCATCTTCTATACGGTTTTACTTTCTTGCTAGAACTAAAAAGAAGAACGTCATAGAAAGCTGATTCTGTTATAAACGTAGCAAATGAGTTCCCGTTCACGTATAAATCAGGATTTAGGGCGTGTAAATCAAGCAGTTGCAAATCTTCATCGTTTAATCTTGTTTTTACTGATGAAGGATTACTCAACTCAACTGCATTGCAAACATCAGCTAAGCAGAAAAGCGGTTCTTCACTTGTTCCAGCTACTCGTACTTCGCCAAATACATCATTCTTAAATATCTTAATCGAATTATCCATTATATGTTAATCTATAAATAATTAAATCACCCGGTTTGAAGGAACGTTGATTTTTAAGTGAATCATCCCTTTACCCGTAGAGAGTGGTTTTTCTCTCTAACGGTTCAGGAATAATTCGATGGCAAATCACCCGTATGAGTTAGGTTTCGACCCCATCGGCTCTGAATTGGGTGCTTCCAATCTCGGCTTTCAGCTTCTACAGAGTTGGTTATCTCGTAACCTGCACCTGCGCACCAGTCTGCTTATCTCAATCGACTGCCTTCTTTCGTGCATCCCCTCACGGGCTTTCACCGTGAAGCTTCGGAAGGTTGTTTTAAATCTGTTATTGGTCGAACGTATTTTCCCCGATAGCCCTGCTGTATCCAATTCATGGAAAGCATACAATAACCGATTGTATGGATTTAATCTAACTTATAGGAAAGAAAAAATCCGTTGCTAAAGTAGAGCGGCAACGGATTTCCAAATATAAAGAAGGCTCACGTTTGAGCGATTGTTTAATCATGTGTCTGTTGCCGCTCTACTTGCAACGGGTGCAAAGGAATATGATTAACAAGAGATATCCAAAAGTGTTAACAATCGTGCGATATTCCGTTTAAGGCGGTTATAATCCGTTTTGGGTTGTTATGGTTGGTTATTGGGATTATCATATTTAAATTATTTAATAATATTAAATACAAATAAATAAAAACACTC